AGGATAAGGAAGCAGGAGATCGTATGGCTGATGCATTTAATAGGAATGAATTAGCATTGAGTTATCTATCAGGATCTGAATGTGAAGTTCCTATGGTAGATCTAGTTGGAGGATTCCCCTTTAGAGGCAAAGCAGATATCCAGAGAGGAGGAGAGATCATTGATCTTAAGACAACCACAGATCTAAAAGCCTTCAAATATTCAGCAGACAAATATGGATATGATCTACAATGCTATATCTACTGCAATCTATTCAAGACCTCATATAAGGACTTCACATTTATAGTATTAGATAAGTCATCTACAGATATAGGAATCTATGATGTATCAGAGGAGTTCTATAAGAGAGGAGAAGCGAAGTTCAATAGAGCAATATCTTTATATAGAGACTTCTTTGTTAGAGGTCAGGATCTAGATACTTACACAATTACAGGAACATTGTGAAAAAGCATACTAAGATCTATATGAAGCACTTCAATTATGTTCTGGATGATTTCATTCCTTGTGAGATCTGCGGAGGCAGAGCAGTTGATATTCATCATATAGAGAATAGAGGATCAGGAGGTGCTAAGGACAAGGACAGAATAGAGAACCTAATGGCTCTATGTAGAGCAGATCATATTAAGTACGGAGATGTGCCTAATAGAGTTCAATGGTTAAAGGACATACATGAACAAAGGATGAATGGAGGTAGGTAGATATTGGGCGGGAACCAACGGAGTATCTATACTGCAAGGGGGGTTCAACTCCCCCCCATCCTACAAAATCAATTACTATGAATAAGATGAATCAGTTCCTACGCATAGCAAATGCGAGACTAAAGAAGGTATACCCTAACAAGATGCAGAGAAAGGCTTGGGCTGCTAATATGTGGCGCAGGTATGTTGAGAGACAGAACATAGAACACGACCTTTAATGATACAAGTAAGGGTATAAACTGACCTTTAATGATACATTGTCAGGTGATAGCTTGACAAAAATAGGCGCACACATAAAAAAGTAGGCGCAAACCTTTAACACCAAAGAGAGATGAAAGACTGCAACTGCAATACTACAGATATAGTAGATCTATGTCTAAGAGATTTAAATCAAAATGGAATAGAAAATGACTGAGTTTGAATTATTCAAGCATGGAGTAAAGCTAATGGCTTTATATCAGGTAACTCTAGAGCAGATGGATCTGATGAAGGGAACACCTATATACTCGCAGAGAGTAAAGCAGCAGATGAATACTCTAGAGAAATCTGTAGAGAGAATGATCAGAGAGCCTATGAGTAAGTTAGATGGCACTGATGAGATGATGATGAATGACATACAGAATAAGGTAGAGATGATTCTAGACTTATCTCTGGAAGAGATAGCACAACTCAAAGCAGTCATTGATAAATCAAGAGATGAGTAAATCTAGTCTCATACTAGTCAATAGGAATAACTATCATAAACTACTAGAGATTATGATACAATTAGATCAGAGAAATAAACTTGCTCCCCATGAGAGGGAGTTTTTGCGTAACTTAGTTGAGTATTAAAAGGTTATATAATTATGGAAAGAGTAAACATTAAACAGGTACTGCCTAATCCTGATAATCCTAGATTCATTAAGGACTATAAGTTTGAGAAGTTAGTGAAGAGCATCAAGGAGTTTCCTCAGATGTTAGATCTAAGACCTATAGTAGTGAATCAGGATATGATCGTACTAGGAGGCAACATGAGATTAAAGGCTTGTGAAGAAGCAGGGCTAACAGAAGTGCCTATCATCTTTGCAGATAACCTTACTCCAGATCAGGAGAAGGAATTCATCATTAAGGATAACTCTTCATTCGGTGAATGGGATTGGGATCTTCTAGCTAATGAATGGAATGTTGATCAGTTGAATGATTGGGGTATGGATGTGCCTTATACTGAGGATGACATTGAGGAGATGGGTAACCCTATGAATGAGCAGAGCGAGAAGCCATTCGCTACTGAGTTAGATACACAGAGCAATTATCTGGTCCTGAAGTTTGATACAGACATTGATTGGATACAGGCAAAGACTTTGTTCGGTCTAAAGACAGAGACTGCTAAGAGAGCAAATGGTAAGCCTTGGAGTCAGGGGATAGGAAGAGTAATTAATGGAGTTGAGGCAATAAACAAGATCCAGAATGAAGGTTAAATTCTACTCACCATCTTATAAGCGACCAGAGAAGAGTATTACTCAGATTCATTTTCCAGATGTTCAGTTAGTCGTAAGAGAGAGCGAAGCGGAGGAATATATTGCTAATGGAAATGATGTAGTGATCTGCCCAGATTCTGCTCAAGGGAATCTATGTAGGGTTAGAAATTGGATTCTAGATAATCTGTTTGATGATGCGGATTGCATAGTTCTATTGGATGATGATTGCTCTAGGATCGGGAGATGGGAAGAACAAGTACAGATAAAGTTTAATATGAATGATCTTAGTGAGTTTGCAGAGAATATGGCGAACTTAACTAAAGATATGGGATTCCACTTCTGGGGATTGAATTGCGTTACTGACAAGGGAGCGTATAGAGAATATACACCATTCGGCACATTGCAATATATCGGTGGCCCATTCCAAGCACACCTCAAGACAAGCAAGATCCGATATGATGAAAATCTACCTCTAAAAGAGGACTACGATATCACCCTTCAACATATACATAAGTATGGAGGATGCTTGAGAGCAAACTTCGCTCATTATGATGTTAAACAAGCAGAACAAGAGGGAGGATGTGCTACCTACCGAAATCTGAAGAAAGAAAAGAGCCAATTCTTTGATTTACAGAGGAAATGGGGGAAGGATGTTATTAGAAGAGATAAGGGAAGCAAGAGAAGTTTTGACTTTAACCCTGTAATGAAAGTACCTATTAAAGGAGTATAGCATGGACAAGAATAGACAACATAAAAAAGCAATGCTAGAAGCACTAGAGAAATCTCTGGGAGTTGTAACATCAGCCTGTAAGAGCGTAGGGATCGGTAGATCTACTCACTATCTATGGATGGAGAAAGATCCAGAGTATAAGAAGGAGGTTCAGGACATTGATAATGTAGCTATAGACTTTGCGGAATCACAACTACATCAGCAGATCAAGGGAGGTAATCCTAGTAGTACAATCTTCTATCTAAAGACTAAGGGTAAGAAGAGAGGATATGTTGAGAGACAGGAGATAGCCCATGAAGGGCTGAAGACATTCCAGATAGAGGAAGTGGATGAGCAAGATCCGAGTTAATAAAGTCTACGGACATCTTAAGAGATCAGATAAGAAGATAGTAGTAGAACAGGGAGGTACTCGCTCTGGAAAGACATACAACATCCTCTTATGGATTATCTTCTACTATTGTGGGGAGAATGTAGGTAAGACTATTACAATCGCTAGGAAGACCTTCCCTGCAGTTCGCTCCTCAGTCATGAGGGACTTCTTAGATATCCTAAAAGGATCAGATCTATATAGAGAGGAGAATCATAACAAATCCAATTCAGAGTATATACTAAACGGCAATCTAGTAGAGTTTATATCTATGGATCAGCCACAGAAGATCAGAGGTAGGAAGAGGGATCTGGCATTCTTAAATGAGGCTAATGAATTGACCTTTGAGGATTGGCAACAAATCGTATTCCGTACCAACGGCAGGATCATTCTAGATTACAATCCTTCAGATACATTCCATTGGATTTATGATAGGGTAATACCAAGAGATGATGCTGACTTCTATCAAACGACATACCTAGATAATCCATTCTTAGATCAGACTATCATAGATGAGATAGAGAGACTAAAGCAAACAGATGAGCATTATTGGAGAGTCTATGGATTAGGTGAGAGAGGAACGAATAGAGCACAGGTGTTCCAATTCACAACTATCCAACAGATTCCTGTTACTGCTAAGTTTCTTTCCTTTGGGCTTGACTTTGGATTCACTAATGATCCTTCTGCATTGGTGGGATGTTATCAGGAAGGAGATAATCTTTACTTTCAGGAATTACTATATTCAACTAACCTAACTAATCAGGATCTGAACAGAGAATTCCAGAAGTTAGATATAGGGAGATATGATGAGATCTTTGGTGATTCCTCAGAACCTAAGAGTATAGAGGAACTACATAGAATGGGATGGAATATAAAACCTACTCAGAAGGGAGCAGACTCTGTTAATGCAGGGATTGATATGTTGAAGAGATATAAGATCCATATCATAGGAAGTAATCTCATGA